CTGTTGTTGACTTCAAAATCAATGGCAGCAGGGCTAAACTTGCGTCACAGTTCTTTAAGCGAGTTGAGTGGATTCTTGAGCAAGAAAATGTGAAGTATGATAAGGAAGTTGTTGCATCCATTATCACCAAGCACTTTCCCGATAATCGTAGAGTTCTAAATGAACTTCAGCGATATTCGGTTTCTGGTGTAATTGATAAGGGTATTTTGGCCAGTGTTTCTGATATTCAGATTGATTCTCTAATCAAAGCACTCAAAGAGAAAGACTTTGGCTCTGCTCGTAAATGGGTTACGAACAACCTGGATAATGATCCAGTTAAGATGTATCGTAAACTCTATGATTCATTGTATGAATTGCTGAAACCCAATTCAGTACCCCAGATGGTGCTGATTCTTGCTAAGTATCAATATCAGGCTGCATTTGTTGCAGACCAAGAAATTAATACTATTGCATGTTTGACAGAAATTATGGTTGACGCAGAGTTCAAGTAAAATGAGTCCTTTTGATTATGTTAATTTGATTTTACAGAAAAAGAAAGAAGATGAGGAACTAGATTATAAGGAGTACGCACCGTTTATTGTAAATCGAGCATTGTCATACCACATTGATTGTGTGCTTTATGCGAATGAGATGAATCTTCGTCCTAATATTGATAAGGAGATGCAATACCAGTATCTTCTAAATACAATTAGACCTATGAAACGGAAATATCAACCGTGGCAGAAGTCTGAGATTGATAAGGACATAGAATGTGTTAAGCAGTATTTTGGCTATTCTAATGAAAAAGCAAAAGAAGCCTTACGTATTTTAACAGATGAACAAGTCGCTGAAATAAAAGCAAAAACAAACAAAGGCGGAGTGACAAAGTAATGATTTCAATTAATAGTTTAATTGAAGTAACACTTAATGAACAGGATGATTTTCTGAAAGTCCGAGAAACTCTAACACGCATAGGTGTAGCTTCCAAAAAAGATAATATCTTATACCAATCCTGTCATATATTACATAAACAGGGTAAGTATTATATTGTACATTTTAAAGAATTATTTGCGTTAGACGGCAAACCTACGGATATTACTGAGAACGATCTTTCTCGTAGGAATGCAATTGCTAAACTTCTAGATGATTGGGAATTAGTTACTATTATTAACCTTGATCAGATTGATAATCCTCCACCAATTCTAATCTCTCAAATCAAGATTATCTCCCATAAAGAAAAACAAGAATGGGAACTAGTACCAAAATATAATATTGGTAAAAAGACTAGAAATTGATATAAATAATAATGTCCCATCGGGATGGGAAACTGGTTGCAGCCCAGTATAAAACTGCACCATTTTGCCCACCTTAGGGCCGTTTTGACGCTAACGGTAAAAGGAGTCCGAGAAATTTCACTGTCACTCGTTAGTTGACCCAGTATAAAGTAAGCTGGATTTAACCGTTACGCCTTCGGGGTAACATTTTTTAAACTCGCTATATATTAGGAGAATTATATGACTTATGTTCATGACCTTTTGGGTAAAGACTTTTTCACCCGTTTCCAACCTTATTCCGTAGGTTTCGACGATACTTTGGCTACTATTCAAAAAGTGGCTGAGCAATCTGCGAAAGCAATCGGTTATCCTCCATACAATATCAAACAAGTAAAAGACAACAAGTATGTCATCGAAATGGCAGTTGCTGGCTTTGCTAAGACCGATATTGAAATGACCTTGGATGGAAACAAGTTGGTTATCAAGGGCGCAAGCAAGGATGACCCAGAATCCGAATATGTCTACAAGGGTATCGCAAACCGAAACTTTGAGCGTTCTTTCACTCTAGCCGACAAGGTAGAAATTAAGGATGCTGAATTGGTTAATGGTATGCTTAAGGTTTGGTTGGAAAGCATTGTTAAGACACAAGATGCTATTAAAAAGATCCAAATCAAACAAAAAGACTGATAGGTAAAAGTGGTGGGGTGCAATGCCTCACCACTTGCCAAGTCTTATAAATCATGTTACACTTCATTCAACACAACTGAATTGTTGCTATATTATGAAACGAAAAAATACTCAAAACACATTGATTCGTCCTTGGAAAAAGGTACGAAATAAATTCAATATTGAAGAAATTTTTTATACTCATCCAGATTTGGATGTGCGTATAATTGAAGATGTTATTTTTATCCCTGTATTGAAATCTGAACCAGAAGATAAACATCAGACTATTCATTATATGCGTAAAGATAGTCTTGAGCCTTATGTGGAAGATATTTTCACAAAATAATATATGGGCCGGTAGCTTAGAGTCCCAAAGCAGCGAACTCATAATTCGTTGATCGTGGGTTAGAATCCCACCCGGCCTACCAATTAATTAATATGAAACAAAAATTTATTGATGCGTATATGGACGTTGCCGAGAGATTCTCGCAATTATCTACTGCTAGACGTTTAAAAGTTGGTTCTATTATTGTTAAAGAAGATAGGATCATTTCTATCGGATACAATGGTATGCCCTCAGGTTGGACAAATGAGTGTGAATATGAGGATGTGATTTGGCTTGATGGTACTCCGATGATGGACGTTCCGGGAAATCGAGAGTGGGTTACTAAAGATGAAGTGATACACGCGGAAGCAAACGCTATTGCTAAACTTGCAAAATGTACGGAATCTGGAAATAATTCAGTAATGTTCATTACACATTCACCTTGTATTCATTGTGCTAAACAAATATATACTGCAGGAATAAAAAAGGTCTATTATCGCAACACTTATAGGTCCGATAATGGTATTAAATTTTTAAATGATTGTGGAATTGATGTATTGAAAATGTAGCATCTCCTTTATTCTAAATATCCATGGATATTAAATAATGGAGGTCAACATGCATACTAAAATACTAGGATGTAAAGACAAAAGATTTAAACCTTATGTGTCCCGTGCAATAGATTATTATGGTAAATATTTGATTCCGAACAAAAGACTGTATAAAAACCTGTCACTTACTGTCAGGTTTAATAGTAAAATGGATGTATACGGTACAACATCCATAGTTGAATATAACATTTCTAATGATCCTAGAGTATTCTTAATACAAATACATCCAGGAATAGGTGCAAGGGAGATTTTATCCACACTCGCACACGAAATGGTTCATGTGAAGCAATTTGTTTATAACGAGATGAATGAAGATTTGAATAAGTGGAAAACTAAGAAGATAGATTACACTTTAATGGACTATTATTCTCTTCCTTGGGAACTAGAAGCTCACGGTTATGAGGTTGGAATGATGTCCAAATTTGCCACGGCCGAAAAATTGTGGGAAGTCTTTGAGGGCATAAACAACTTAGACGCACCAATTGCATACAAACCTATAGCCTGGAAAACGGAAAACTTGCCAGGATGATTTTTATGTGTTATAGTTGAATCCTCTATATTATGAGTTTATATTATGAATTTCTTCTCCATTGATGTTTTTTCGTTAAACCTGTTATCCATCGTAATAGGATTGTTCTTTGGTTCGTTGTTGACTTGGGGTAGAGGTTTGATTTTTGTCTGCCTCTATTTCATGTGTCTATCAATTTATTTTTATAATTCACTACATCCAATTATTAAATTATGAGTACACCAGAAGATAAAGATAAACATAGTCGCCGTTTGTATGATGATCAGGTTCATATTGAACGCCGTAAGAAGTTGCTAAAGGCTAGGTCAGGAAATGTTCCAGTGCTAGAGAAACAACCACACCGTTTGAATAAATGTTCCGCTATGAACTGTGGAAATTCGAATTGTGTGATGTGTGGCAATCCACGGAAGTTCTTTGGCGAGAAGACTATTCAAGAGAAGTCATTCGATCAACTTGAATTGTGGGATGATACCGGTGAACCAATCTGAATATTTTAGATTGAATCGGCCAGTAACTTGTAAATTCAAATTTGGTGATAGAATTACTGCTACGTTTAATAAAATTAAATTTACTGGAACTTTTTATAATTATACTCTAGTGTCCGAAGAAGAGGGTCCAATACATATTGTACTGTCTGATGATCCTATTAAAGTTGATGGTAAGTTGAGGAATGTTATAAAAATTCTAGAAAAAGATTCAAAAAGTATTAAATTGTTAAAATAAAGCCTATATAAGAAAAGCATTAAAAAATGGAGTTTCACTTGTCACACATATCCAAATATCTCCCGCAGAGTAATTATCGCCCGTCATTAGACGTATGCGAGATT